GTTGTTCATCGTGCCCCAAAAGCCCCAGGCGTCGTTCTGTGTGGCGGGGATTTGCTTGGTGGTCATTGTTTTCTCCTACGGGCTGGTGGTTGCGACACCCGTATGAATGCGCTGTTCGATGTAGAAGCCAAGCGCTTTTTCAATCGAATCGGGCCAGGGCGTGACCCGGATGGTCGTGGGGTCGTAAATCTGCTCGCGCGCACGGGATAGGGCGGCGGAGGCCTTATTGAGAGCTTCTCTCTCCGTCTTTGCACGGACGTGGAACACGACGCAGTCGTGATGATCGGTGGTGCGGATCGCATTGACTGACCAACGGCGCGAGGGGGCGTCTGGCCTGGTCTTTTGTCGGCCTGTCCCGCCGCACTTGAAGCACACGCCGCCCAGCACGTTGGCGTAATGGGGAAGGCGCCCCTTCCCCTCGCAGCGTGTGCATGGATAGGTTTGGGGCGTCCTCATCGCTTACTCCTGGTTGGCGGCGCGGGCGACTTCGTGCGCGCGGGCCAGTTCTGCTTGCGCCTCCGCGATCAAGTCCAGGCGCAGGTTGGGCAGGATGTTGCTGGCCAGCTCGTTCAGGAGCCAGTTCATCGTTTTTGCTTGGTCGTAAACCGTTTCGGCTCCTTCAAATCGCTCGGCGTAACGGTCGAGCTCGCGCAAGCTGCGCTCCAGGGTGCTGCGTGCCTGGGCGATGGCCTCGCGGGCGTTGCGTTGGGCGGCGTCGGTCAGGTATTCGCGAGGGGTTTTCATGATGAGGCTCCTTTCGGTGGGTGGTTGCGACACCCGTATGAACGCGCTGTTCGATCGAGAAGCCAAGCATCAGATCGTTGATTCATTCCTTTGGGAAACGGCGCGGCTTTAGGCCGCGCCTTTGACGATCACTGAATCCGATAGATGCGCTCGCCGCCCTCGGGTTTCTCCGAGGTGATGGTGAGTCCGAGTTTCTTCTTGAACGCCCCGGCAAAGGTGCCGCGCACCGTGTGCGCCTGCCAGCCGGTGGCCGCGCAGATCTGGTTGATGGTGGCCCCTTCCGGTCGCTGCAGCATCTGGATCACGGCGGCCTGCTTGCTGTTCTGCCGAGTGCGGGGCTTGCCCTCGACGCCCACCTTGAGCAGGCGCTTGGCCGCTTCCTGTTTCTCTTGCGCCCAGTTGGCCTCTGCGGCCGACACGGCGGCCTCGACCTCGGGATCGGGGTGGAGGGTGGCCGACGTCGGCCGGGCGCGCCCCAGGGCGTCGTAGCCCTCGGCGGCGACGAACCAGTCGGTGCTGTCGCGGGTGATCAGGGCCTTGTTGAACAGACCCTCCAGCACCTTGGTGCGGGCACCGCCCTTGATGTTGTCGGGGAACCATTCGATCTTGCCGTCGGTGTGTTCGATGGCGTAGGCGAGGATGGCGTGCTGGGCCGGGGTCAGTTGGATGGGTGTCATTTGATGCTCCTTCATAGTGGTTGATGGTGTGGTCATGAACGCGCTGTTTCCGAGTGAAGCCAAGCGCTATTCGCTTCTTTTTCAGTCCTGCTTCGCGGCCTGCCGGCCTGCCTCGTAGGCCGCCATCAGGGCACTCTTGATGCCCCAGACGCTGACCTCGTGGAAGTCCAGCCGGTCGCTGTTGCGGGTTTCCAGGGTTTCGATGAACAGGTGATCGAGCGCGATCTGCTGCATCTGCTGGTCGAGGGTTTGGGCGACTTGCTTGGTCATGGTCGTTTCCTTGGGTTGGTGTTGATGGCGATTGCATTCAGGCGCTGTTCGAGCCGGAAGCCAAGCTCTTTCTGCCTGGCTTCGCCGATTCATTTGCGTCCTGCCTTGAGTGATTGGATGCCCTCGTGGGCAAGCGTCAGGGCTGCGGTCTGAAACGCGATGTGCGCCACTCCGGGCGCATCCTTTGCGTCATCGATCAACTCGTCGATCACCGACCTTGACTTGGCGCGCATCGCCGCGCAGGCGGCATCGAGTTCCGTGGTGCTCGCAGTGCGCACTTCCGGATAAAGGCGTACCAGCAGGGTTAGGGCGGTATCGGCCAGTTTCTTGCCAAGGGTGTCCAGTTTGTCTGCGTACATGTTTGTCTCCCGCAATGTGGTTGATGGTGATGGCATGAACGCGCTTCTGTGGAGGAAAGCCAAGCTCTGAATCGCGACGTTGGAGAACCTCTGCGATGGGCTTGATGTAGATCATGGGTCTGTCGATACGCGCTTACGCCCGGCATCGCGGCGTCTCTCACGTGGCGGTCAAGAAGGCGATCGATACCGGGCGCATCACGCTGGAGGCCGACGGCACGATCGACCCTGTGCGGGCCGATGCGCAGTGGGCGAAGAACACCGTCTATCCGCGCACCGCCGCCCCTCCGAAGTCCTCGCCCAGCGCCCGCGCGCCCGAGGAGGGTGGCGTGAGCATGCCTGCTGGGCTGGGCACGGGCAGTGCCACCTTGCTGCAGGCGCGCACTCTCAACGAGGTGCTCAAGGCCAAGATCCGGCAGGTGGAACTGGCCGAGAAGAAGGACGAGCTGGTCGACCGTGCGCGTGCGATCGCTCACGTTTACAAGCTCGCGCGGGCCGAGCGCGACGCGTGGCTGAACTGGCCAAGCCGCGCAGCACCCATGCTGGCCGCCAGGTTCGGCATCGACGAGCATGAGCTGCACGTGGCGCTTGACGCTGCGGTGCGCGTGCATCTGGAAGAACTGGGCGAGTCTGTACCGAAGGTGGATGGATGATGGCCGACGACTACGAAGGGGCGCTCGAGATCGAACGCGCCTGGCGCGAAGGGCTGCGGCCAGATCCGCGTCTGACCGTATCCGAATGGGCCGAGCGCTACCGGATGCTCTCGACCAAGGAATCGGCCGAGCCCGGGCGCTGGCGCAATGCGCGCACGCCCTACCTGCGCGAGATCATGGACTGCCTGTCGCCCACGTCACCCGTGGAGCGGGTGGTGCTCATGAAAGGGGCGCAGGTGGGCGGCACGGAACTGGGCTTGAACTGGGTGGGCTACGCCATCCATCACGCGCCCGGCCCGATGATGATCGTCTGGCCAACGACCGAGATGGCGCAGAGGAACTCCAAGCACCGCATCGATCCCCTCATCGAGGAGTCGCCGGTGCTCAAAGACATCATCGCGCCGGCGAGGAGCCGGGACTCCGGCAACACCGTGCTGATGAAGGAGTTTCGCGGCGGCGTGCTGGTGATGACCGGGGCCAACTCGGCGGTGGGCCTGCGCTCGATGCCGGTGCGCTACCTCTTCCTCGACGAAGTGGATGCCTATCCGCTGGACGTCGATGGCGAGGGGGATGCGATCCACCTGGCCGAAGCGCGCACCCGGACGTTCGCGCGGCGCAAGATTCTGCTGGTGTCCACGCCGACCATCGCGGGGGCGAGCATCATCGAGCGGGAGTTCGAGGCATCCGACCAGCGCCGCTACTTCGTGCCGTGTCCGCATTGCGGTCACCGCCAGTGGTTGCGGTTCGAGCGGTTGCGCTGGGATCGTGGGCAGCCGGACACCGCCGCCTATCTTTGCGAGGGCTGCGATACGGCGATTGCCGAGCATCACAAACCCCGGATGCTGGAACTTGGGGAATGGGTGGCGCAAGGCACCGGCACGAGCGCCGGGTTTCACCTCTCCAGCCTCTACAGCCCCTGGCGCAAGTGGCGCGAGATTGCGGCATCGTGGGAGAAGGCCGCCATGTCGGAGAGCCGCTCGGCGGCGATCATCAAGGCATTCAAGAATTCGGAACTGGGCGAGACCTGGGTCGAGGAAGGCGAAGCTCCCGACTGGCAGCGCCTGCTGGAGCGGCGTGAGGACTACACCATCGGCAGCGTGCCTGCGGGCGGCCTGCTGCTGACGGCTGGAGCCGACGTGCAGAAGGATCGCATCGAAGTCTCCATCTGGGCTTTCGGGCGTGGCAAGACATCCTGGTTGATCGAGCATCGGGTACTGATGGGCGACACGGCGCGTGACGACGTGTGGCAGCGGCTGAAGGGACTGCTGGATGAGACCTGGACGCGCTCCAGGGGCTCGAAGACCGTGCAGATGCCGCTTGCGCGGCTGGCAATCGATACAGGCTTCGCCACACAGGAAGCCTATGCCTTCGTGCGGGCTTGCCGTGATCTGCGCGTGATGGCAGTCAAAGGCGTGGCACGCGGTGCTGCGTTGATTGGTACCCCGACGGCGGTCGATGTCACCCATGCTGGAAAGAAGCTGCGCCGTGGCATCAAGGTCTACAGCGTGGCGGTCGGCATCGCCAAGCTGGAGCTCTACAACAACTTGCGCAAGCAGGTGGAAATCGAAGTCGATGAAGACGATCCAGAAATCGAAATCATGAGCTACCCACATGGCTACGTGCATCTGCCGAAGGTCGATGCCGAGTATCTGCAGCAGTTGTGCGCCGAGCAGCTGGTGACCCGGCGTGACCGCAACGGTTATCCAGTGCGCGAGTGGCAGAAGATGCGCGAACGCAATGAGGCCCTCGACTGCTACGTGTATGCCCGCGCGGCGGCGAGTGCCGCCGGTCTCGACCGCTTCGAGGAGCGGCACTGGCGCGAACTGGAACGACAGATCGGACTCTCGCCCCCCGGAGACCCCGATCCGCCGATCGAACAACCCACTGAGGCCACCCAACGCGGTGGCCTCGATGTTTCTGGAACACCGAGAACAGGCCGGCGCGTGATTCGTAGCCGCTGGTTCAACTGATCACACCACCACTGGAGAACTCCACCATGAGCTTGCAAACCCAACTCAACAGCTTCGTCCTGCGCGTCGCGGAGGAATTCAACATCGTCAAGGGCCGCACCGGCGTGCTCTCGGCGCTCACCACCACCGACAAGTCGAGCCTGGTCGCGGCGATCAACGAACTGAAGGCCGCCATCCTGACCGCGGTGGCCATCGACGATCTGCAGGTATCGACGACGACCACGTATTCGTCGAACAAAGTGGTCACCTTGCTGGATGCGCTGAAGGCCGACATCCTGGGTGGCGCCGATCCCGCCTACGACACCCTGCTTGAACTTCAGCAGGCACTGCAGAACGACCAGACCGGCATCGCCGCGCTGACCGCTGCCATCGACAAGCGTGTGCGCTTCGACGCCGCGCAAACGCTGACGGTGCCCGAGCAACAGCAGGCCCGCGACAACATCGGCGCGGTCGCCGCGACTGACATTGGCGATACCACCACCGATTTCGTGGCGATCTTCAACGCCGCCCTGGTGTAAGTGATGAGCCTCGTCGCGCAACTGTCGGCGCTTGCTACCCGCATCGGCACCGAGATCAAGGGATTGATTCGCCCAGACCACCCCGGTCTGGCCAGGGCCTGGGCGAATTTCGGCTACGTCGGCAGCACGGTCGACTTGCGAGCGGCGCACAACGTGGCGTCCATATCGCGCCTCGCCGCAGGTCGGTACCGCATCACCTTCGCTACCCCCTTCGCCGATACGGATTACTGCTGGGTCGCCACGGGCAGGAGCAATACCGCAACCGGCACGATTCGCTTTGCGGCGGCGCGATCTACCACCGACGGGAAGACGACTACGACACTCGACATCGTGTGTGTCACCAGTGCCGGCTCGCTAGCCGACACCACGGAAATCAACGTGGTGGTCTATCGATGAGCGCGCCGACCTATACCGAAGCACAGTTGCAGGCCCTGCGCGACGCGCTCACCAAGGGCGAAAAGCGCGTGACCTTCGGCGAAAAGACCGTCGAGTACCGCACTGTCGACGAACTGAAGCAGGCGATTCGCCAGGTCGAGGCCGCGATGCACAAGGATGCCGTGTCCACCGGACTGTATCCGCGCGCACCGCGGCAGATTCGCGTGACCACCGGGAAGGGATTCTGATGGGCTGGATCGGAACCCTCAAACGCCGCGTCTTCGGCGGTACGCCCACCTACGATGGCGCAGGCCTCGGCCGGCGCACACTCGCCTGGACGGTGGCCAACCCCGGAGCAGTGGCGGCACTTGCCTACACGCAGGAGCAGCTACGCGCCAAGAGCCGCGACCTCGTGCGTCGCAACGCCTGGGCCGCCGCCGGCATCGAAGCCTTCGTTGCCAACGCCATCGGTACCGGCATCAAGCCACAGAGCATGGTGGAAGATGCGGCCCAACGCGAAACCATCCAACGCTTGTGGTGGGATTGGGTGGAGGCTGCCGATGCCGCGGGACTCACCGACTTCTACGGCCTGCAGGCCTTGGCCTGCCGGGCCATGCTGGAGGGAGGAGAGGCGATTGTGCGACTGCGCTGGCGGCGTCCCGAGGACGGGCTGCCGGTAGCACTCCAAATTCAGGTGCTGGAGGCCGAGCACCTGCCGTTGGCGATGAACCGGGAGTTGCAAAGCGGCAACGTCATCCGTGCCGGCATCGAGTTCGACCGGCTGGGGCGGCGCGTCGCCTACCACCTCTATCGCTCCCATCCGAACGATGGTGGTCTCGCGCCCATGTCCGGGTCGGGCGGCGTCGAAACGGTTCGTGTGGATGCCTCCGAAGTGATTCATCTCTTCCGACCGCTGCGTCCTGGCCAGATTCGGGGCGAGCCGTGGCTCGCCCGGGCGCTGGTCAAGCTCCACGAACTCGACCAATACGACGACGCAGAACTGGTGAGGAAGAAGACGGCCGCGATGTTCGCCGGCTTCATCACGCGCCTCTCCCCGGAAGACAACCTCGTCGGCGAGGGCGTGGCCGACGCCAATGGCGTGGCGCTGGCCGGACTGGAACCGGGCACCTTGCAGATTCTCGAGCCGGGCGAGGACATCAAGTTCTCGGCCCCGGCCGATGTCGGCAGTTCCTACGCCGAGTTCATGCGCCAGCAGTTCCGGGCAGTGGCGGCCGCCATGGGTATCACCTACGAGATGCTCACCGGCGACCTGACGCAAGTGAACTACTCCAGCATCCGTGCGGGCCTGCTGGAGTTCCGCCGCCGCTGCGAGGTGATCCAGCACGGTGTGATCGTCCACCAGCTGTGCCGCCCAATCTGGCGGGCCTGGATGGATCAGGCGGTGCTCGAAGGTTCGCTCACGCTCCCCGGCTACAGCCGCCGTCGGCGTGAATACCAAGTCGCCAAGTGGATTCCGCAGGGCTGGCAGTGGGTCGACCCGCAGAAGGAGTTCAACGCCATGAAGCTTGCCATCCGGGCGGGCCTCACCAGCCGTTCGGAGGCGATCTCGGCCTACGGCTACGACGCCGAGGATGTGGATCGCGAGATCGCGGCGGACAATCGTCGCGCAGACAGTCTCGGACTGGTTTTTGATTCCGACCCTCGGCATGACCAGGCACCGGCCGTCGCCCCGCCTCCACCAACCGAACAACCCACGGAGTAATTCATGCTGCCACATCTCGCCTCCCGCATCTTCGGGACGCCGTTGCTCGTCCATCGCGCCAAGCTCGACGTGATCCTCTCCGTCCTCGGGCCACGCTTGGGGATCGACAGCTCGATCCCTCCTGATGCCACGGAGCTGCTCGCGGCGGAACCCGCATCCCGTCCGAACAGGCAAGGTGCTGTCGGCATCGCCGTGATCCCGATCCACGGCACGCTGGTCAAGCGCACCTTGGGGTTGGAAGCCGCTTCGGGGCTCACGAGCTACCAGGACATCGGCGCGATGCTCGAGAAGGCCGTAGCAGACCCCGGTGTCACCGGCATCCTGCTGGATGTCGATTCGCCGGGCGGCGAGGCGTCGGGCAGCTTCGAGCTCGCCCGCCGCGTGCGCGAGGCCAATGCTGTGAAACCCATCTGGGCGGTAGCCAACGACGCTGCCTTCTCGGCGGCCTACGCCATCGCATCGTCTGCCGAACGCATCATCGTCACCGAGACGGGGGGTGTCGGCTCGATCGGCGTGATCGCGCTGCACATCGATCAGTCGGTGAAGGACGCCAACGACGGCTACCGCTACACCGCGATCACGGCGGGCGCGCACAAGAACGACTTCTCTCCCCACGAGCCGCTCACCGATGCCGCGAAAGGCGAACTCCAGGCCGAGGTCGACCGCCTCTACGACCTCTTCGTCGGTCACGTGGCTGCCATGCGCGGATTGCCGGAGAAGGCGGTACGCGCGACCGAGGCTGCTCTCTATTTCGGGCCGAATGCCGTCGACGCCGGACTGGCCGATGCCGTCGGCACGCTGGAGGCAACGCTCGCTGAATTCTCGACTTACCTCAGCTCCCGAGGCCGCAAGGCGCCCCCGGCTCGGAGCTTTGCACGACCCGGGGCGACGCACCTACAGGAGGACGACATGTCTCTCGAAGAAACCCAAATGGAAATGATCGGCGTGGATCAGGCCGCCGTCCTGGTTGCCGAGGCCCGCCGCGAGGTGACCCAATCCGCCCAAGCCATCGCCGAGCTGTGCCTGATCGCCGGCTGCCCCGACAGGGCCGCCGCCTTCATTGCGGAAGGCAAGAGCGAGGCGGATGTGCGCCGAGTGCTTTGTGAGGCCAAGGCCGCGCGATCCGAGGCGACACCCATCCATTCCACCATCACGCCGGAAGCCGGCACTGCCGCCCCCGAGCGACCCGAGGCCTCGCCCGTGGTCGCCGCCGTCAAGAAACTCATCCGAAAGGAGTAAGCCATGCCCGCCATCACCCAAGCCAAGAACCTGGGCGACCTTCTGAAATACGAGGCGCCGAATCTCTATTCCCGCGAGGCCGCGACGGTCGCCGCCGGACAGAACCTGCAACTGGGCGCCGTGCTCGGCAGGAAGACCGCCGACGGCAAGCTCTATGCGCCGAATCCGTCCGCTTCGGACGGTACCCGGACCGCCGTGGGCGTGCTGGCTACCGACACCGACGCGACGCTGATCGATCGGGACGATGCCATCACGGTGGCCCGCCACGCCATCGTCACGCGCAGTGCCCTGATCTGGCCGGCTGGCATCACCGGGCCGCAGAAGGCGGCGGCCGAAGCGCAACTGACTGCCCTGGGCATCCTGGTGCGCGAGTCGGCGTAACTTGCGCGCCTGAAACCAAACCATCCCCTCGTTCCAACGAAACCCGCTCACAGGCGGGTTTCTTCGTTTCTGGAGACCCGACACATGCAAAACCCGTTCGACAACCCCGGCTTCTCGATGGCGAGCCTCACCACGGCCATCAACCTCATCCCCAACCGCTATGGCCGCATCGAGCAGTTGGGGCTCTTTCCGGCCAAGCCGGTGCGCACCCGGCAGATCATCGTCGAGGAGTACGCCGGGCGGCTGAACCTCCTGCCGACGAAACCGCCCGGCTCACCGGGCACCGTGGGCGAGCGCGGCACCCGCAAGCTGCGCTCCTTCGTCATCCCGCACATCCCGCACGACGACGTCGTGCTGCCCGAGGAAGTGCAGGGTATCCGCGCCTTCGGTTCGGAGACGGAGATGGAAGCCATCTCCGGCGTCATGGCCAGGCACCTGGAAACCATGCGCAACAAGCACGCCATCACCCTGGAACACCTGCGCATGGGGGCCTTGAAGGGGCAGATTCTGGACGCCGACGGCAGCACCATCTACGACCTCTACACCGAGTTCGGCCTCTCCCAGACGTCGATCAACTTCGATCTTGCGAATGCCAACAGCGACATCAAGGGCCACTGCTACGACGTGCTCGCCGAAATCGAGGACAACCTCAAGGGCGAGTTCATGACCGGGGTCCATGTGCTGTGCTCGCCCCAGTTCTTCCGGGCGCTCACCACGCACAAGACGGTCAAGGAGGCCTATACCAACTGGCAGCAAGGGGCCATCCTGATCAACGACGTGCGCGCGGGCTTCACCTTCGGCGGCATCACCTTCGAGGAGTATCGGGGCCAGGCGAGCGACATCAACGGCACGGTGCGCAAGTTCATCGCCCCGGGCGAGGCCCACGCCTTCCCGCTGGGCACGGTGGACACCTTCGCCACCTACTTTGCGCCGGCGGACTTCAACGAGACGGTGGGCACCCTCGGCCAGCCGCTCTACGCCAAGCAGGAACCGAGGAAGTTCGACCGGGGCACCGACCTGCACACCCAGTCGAACCCGCTGCCCATGTGCCACCGGCCGGGTGTGCTGGTCAAGCTGACGATGGCCTGATGGTCTCGGTCAGCGATCTCTACGCCGCCGCCGGTCGTGCCGGTCTGCTGACGCCCGCCTTGATCGGGGGTGCGGAAGTGCTGGTGGACTTCCGTGCCCCCGATGTGGAGGTGCTCGATGGCCTGGGACTGTCATCAGACTTCGCCATCCGCTATCCGGCCGAAGACGTGGTGCTCGATACCGGTCACGAACTCGTGATCGGCGGTGTCACCTACCGGGTTCGGGAAGTGCGTGCAATCGGTGATGGTTCGGAGTGCCGGGCGACGCTGATGCGCCTATAGCCTGGATCAGGGGCCGATCTTGATCCAGCGGTTCCAGAGCATGCGACTGATGGTGGCATTCACGGCCTGACGGTCGAAGCGCTCCGGATCGAAATCCAGTCCGGCCCACTCCTGGAAGGCCTTGGTTTCGTCGCCGTAGGGGTCGTCCTCAAGCTGATCGAGAAACGTCTGGTAGCCGCCTGAACCACCCGCATCGTCGGGCGGACAGGCGCGCTCGCCCGCCTCGACCCAGGCAAAGCCGCCGTCACTCGGACTCGGCTTGACCTTCTTGATCGTCTCGACCGTGATGCGGTGCATCCAGCTATCGCCGAAGTCGTACAAGTAGTCGCAGGTATCGCCCTCGGCCAGCAGTTGGTTGAGGCGGTACTTCTTCTCGTCGAGCACTTCCCATCCGGGGTCGGTGAACTCGGGATCCGGAACACCGTAATGCTTGCCGCGAATCTCGAACTTGTGCAGGTGGGAGTCGGACCAGCCCATGGCTGCCTGAAGGATGTGATGCAGGGCATCGAGCCGCGTGCGGCCGTCCAGATGAATGCGCCGCCAGATCGTCGGCTGGATACCCATGAGTTCGACGCGCAGGACGTAGTGGTCGGGCGTTGACTGACTGCTGCGGTGTTTCTTGGTTTTGGTTTGCGTTGCCAAACGGCATCTCCCTTTTTCGATTTCATTGTATCGGAGTCCCTATGCCCCAATCCAGGCGCGAGCAGATCGTTCGCGAGATCCTCGCGCGCATCGCGGCGGCGGTAGCACCCATCGCTGTGCTGCGCCAGCCCGTCATCGCCATCCCGCGCGAGAGGACGCCGGCCGTGGTGATCACGGTCGAGTCCGATGCCCCGGCCAAGCGCGCCAACGACCGCATGGAGCGCGATCTCATTGTGCGGGTCACCGGTTTTGCGCGCGATCCGGTCGACGGTTATGCCGTGGCAGACGACCTTGTCTGCCGGGCGCACGCTGCCCTGATGGCCGATCCGGCGCTCGGCGATCTGGCGCTCGGTATCGCCGAGATGGAAGCCGACTGGCAGGCGGAGGACGCCGACGTCGAGACCGTCGCCATCCCTGCCACTTACCGCATCACCTATCGCACATTCGTTACCGATCTCACCAGCAAAGGATAAATCCCATGCCTCGAATCGAACTCCTGATGACCCATACCCATGCCAACGTAGTCCATTTCGCCGGTCACGTGATCGATGTGGATGAGATCACCGCCCGCTGGATCATCGAGAAGGGCGTCGGCAAACCCGTCGACGATTCGCAAGCGGTGCAAGAGACAGCCGTCGACACGGCGGTCATCCCTGAAACCCAATCCCAGCGCAAAGCAAAGGAGTAACCCGCCATGGCCTATTTTTCCGGACAAGGCCGCGTCTTCATCGGCGCGCGTGACAGTAACGGCAACCCGCAGGGGTTGGTATTCGTTGGCAATGTGCCCGACCTCAAGGTGTCGCTCTCGGTCGAAACTCTGGAACACCAGGAATCCCAATCCGGCCAGCGGCTGACCGACCTGCAACTGATCAAGACCAAGAAGGGCGAGTTTGCCTGCACGCTGGAAGAATTGATCCAGACCAACCTCGAGCTTTCCCTCTACGGATCCACGACGACGGTCACCAGCGGCACCGTAACCGACGAGCCCGTCATCGCGACGGCTGAACTCGGCAAGCTCTACCTGCTTGGCAAGCAGAACGTCTCCAGCGTGGTCATCAAGGCCGGCGCTACGACCGTCGCCAATACCAAATACACCGTCAATGCCAAGCACGGCTCCATTCAGTTCACCGACATCGCCGGTGTGACGGGTGCCATCACCGCGAGCTACAGCTACGGTGCCTCCAGCGCCACCGCGATGTTCACGCAGCCCCTGCCGGAGCGCTGGGTTCGCTTCGAAGGGCTGAACACGGCCGACGCCAACAAGGAAGTCGTGATCGATCTCTACCGCGTAGCCATCAATCCGGCCAAGGACTTGTCGGTGATCGGCACCGACCTGATGAAGTTCGAACTGTCGGGGCAGGTGCTGGCCGATCTCACCAAGCCGGCCGCCGGGGCGCTCGGTCAATTCGGTCGGATCGTGCTGCTGTGATGGGCAACGATACGTTTGCGGCCCTGCCGCCGGTGCCGGTCTCCGTCGAGATCGCCGGCGAGCGCATTGATCTCACGCCGCTCAAGGTGGGCGAGGTGCCGGCGTTCGCCCGGGCCGTGCAGCCCATTGCGGCGAGTCTGTCGGCCTCCCCCGACTGGCTGGCGCTTCTGGCCGAACACGGTGAAGCCGTGATCGCCGCCATCGCCATTGCCACGCGTCGCCCGGTCGAATGGGTGGCCGGGCTCGATCTCGATGAAGCCGTGCGCTTGACCGAAGCGGTTTTCGGGGTGAATGCCGATTTTTTTATCCGGCGCCTGTTGCCGAGCGTGACGCAGGCAGCGGCGCGAATCGGTCAGACACTGGAAAGCCCGACGCGTGGGGCAATGCCATCCAACGTCTGATCGGCGCGGGGCATGCCTACACCGACATTCTCGACTACACGCTGGCGCAAACCGACGCATTCCTCGCTGCCATCGACCGGCAGGAGTCCCGGCAGCTGGCGAATCTCCTGTCGGTGATCGCGACCGGCAGTCAGGGGAACAGTGAGGCGTTGCGTCGAATGATGAAGGCAATCTCGTGCTGAAGCTATCCCTGACCGCGCTCGGTCTGCTGGACAAATCCAGTTTCGATGCCTGGAGTCGGCAAAAACAGGCGGCCATTCACAAGGCGGTCGCATCAGGCATGCAGACCGGTGGCAAGGTCGTGACCGATACCGTGCGTAGCCGCATGAATGCCGATTTCACGGTCAGGAAGCCTGCGTTCGTGAAATCGCTGCGCGCCAAGGTCTACGACCGCAACCCGGACAAGCTGCCGGCGCTGCTCATTGGGTCGCGGATACCGTGGCTGGGCATCCATGTCCGGGGTGGCACCCTTTCCGGCCAGATGCTGATCCCGCTGCTGCCCGAGCATCAGCGCATCGGGCGCAAGGCCTTCCGGCGCGTGATCGACGGTCTGATGCGCACCGGCAATGCCTACTTCATCCAGAAGAGCGGCAAGGTCATTCTGATGGCCGAGAACATCAAGGAGAACCAGGGCGAGTTGCGCCGCTTCAAGCGCGCCGAACGGAGCCGCACCGGTGCGAAATCGATCAAGCGCGGCACCGAGATACCCATCGCCGTGCTGGTGCCGAACGTCACCCTGAAACGCCGCTTCGATCTGGAAGGGGTGGTGCGCGGCCAGCTACCCGTCCTGGCCCGCGCCATCGAGAAGCAACTGAGCAAGATTTGAGAGAGATGAACCCGTCGTGACCCAGGATCGCGCCCAACTGCTAATCACCGCCGTCGACCAGACCCGCTCGGCCTTCGACTCGATCCGCGGCAATCTGGCCAAGCTCGGTGACGAGTCGAACCGGGTCAGGGGGCTGCTTGCCGGGCTTGGCGTCTCGCTCTCCGTGGCTGGGTTTGCCACGATGATCAAGAGCGCCATCGACGCGGCGGATCAACTGAACAAGCTCTCGCAGAAGATCGGCATTTCGGTCGAGGCGCTGTCGACCTTGCGCTTCGCCGCGCAACTGTCGAATGTCAGTCTGGAAACCTTGCAGAAGGGCATCAAGGGCCTGTCCCAGAACATCGCCGAGGCCAACACCGGTGTCGGCGACGGGGCGCAGGTGTTCGAGGCCTTGGGGGTCTCCGTCAAGAACGCCGACGGCAGCATGAAATCCACCGAAGCCGTGCTGCTGCAGGTGGCCGATGTCTTCGCCAACCTGGAGGATGGCGCGGTCAAGACGGCGCTGGCCGTGAAGCTCTTCGGCAAGGCTGGCCAAGACATGATCCCGTTCCTCAACCAAGGGGCGGCGGGCATCAATCAACTGACCGCCGAGGCCGAGCGGCTGGGCTTGAAGCTCACCACCGAGACCGCCCGGTCGGCGGAAGCCTTCAACGACAATCTCACGGCGCTCAAGGCATCAAGCTCCTCGCTCGGCATCGCGCTCGCCCGCGACTTCCTGCCGGAACTGACCAACATCACCAATGCCATGCGCGAGGCGGCCAACGAGGCCGGAACGCTGAAGGCGTTGTGGGTCGGCCTGGGCGGTGTCGGCAACCTGATTTTCAACGGCACCGAGATCAAGCGCGCCCGCGACGAGGTCGCTCGGATTCAGGAACTGGTCGACTCGACCCGCAAGAAGGTCGAGTCTGGCCGCGCCCCGGTGCCGTTCATGCCCTTCGACGTCAAGTTCAACGAAGCGGCGATGGCCACGCTGAGGAAGAACCTGACGCAATGGGAGAGGGATCTGGCGGCCGCCAAGCAACGGCTGGATGCACTGATGAGCCCCAAGCGTCCCGAGGAGAAGACGCTGACCGGCAAGCCCACCGAGGACATGCAGCGCATCGCTTGTGTGGTGTCGGGCGGGCAATGGGTCAATGGCAAGTGCGAGAAGAAGTCTGCTGGCAGTGCCGAGAAGGACACGACCGGTGCGCAGACTGCGCTGTTGAAGGCGCAGCTGGACGCGGAATTCACGCTCCTGAAGGATGGCCTGACCCGGCAACAAACGGCGCTAGACGCCGCGCTCGAAGGCCGCCTGGTCTCGGTGCGCGATTACCACACCCAGAAGACTGCCATCGAGCAGCGCGAGGTCGACGCCGAGATCGCCCGCAAGCAGCAGGAACTGGCCCGCAACCAGCAGGTCGCGCGCACTGGCAAGTCCGAGAATGACCGTCTGCGTGCCAAGGCCGAGGTCGCCAAGGCGGAAGCCGATCTCATCACGCTCAACAGCCGGCGTGCCGACATCGAGCAGGCCAACGCCCGCAAGGCGACACAGGCCGAGCGCGAGCTAGCCGACGCCTTGGCCCAGGCGCGCGAAGAACTGGCCCAGATCACCGGAACCGCGACCGATGCGGATCGACAGGCGGCGATTGCCCGCAGCTACCGGGATCTGCGCGCCCGTCTGACGGCGGAGGGCGATGCCGGCGGCGTCTCGCTCGTCGACCGGCTGATCGATGTGAAAGCGGCACAAGCCAATCTGGCCGCCGTGGAATCCCTGTGGCGGCAGGTGACCGAGCGCCTGCGCAATGCGCAGGAGGCGATCCAGATCCAACAGCAAGCGGGGCTCTTGACCGAGGCGCAGGCGCGGCAGCAGATCGTGGCTCTGCAACAGCAATCAGCCGCCGAGATGGAGCGCTTGCTGCCGACCATGCAGCAGGCCGCACAGGCCATCGGGCCCGATGCGGTGATTCGCGTGCAGTCCTGGCGCAATGAATTGGAACGCACCCGCCTCGTCGTAGACGAGATGGCCCCACTGTGGAACCGCATCGGCGAGGCCTTCGGCGGTGCCCTGAACGGAATCCTGACGGGCACGCAAACTTGGCGCAACGCCATGTCCGCGCTGTTCCTGCAGGTGGCCAACGCTTTCCTGCAGCAAATCGTCATCCAGCCCTTCCAGCAGTGGGTGGCCATGCAGGCGCGCATGCTGGCGCTCAAGCTCGGCTTCATCCAGCAGGAACAGGCCGCCGATACGGCGGCGAGCGTCGCCAAGGTCGCGCAGAAGTCTTCGGAAACCACTGCCGTGGTTTCGATGGATGCCGCCAAGGCCGGTGCCGGCGCGGCAGCGTCGCAGGCGTCCATTCCCTACGTCGGACCGGCGCTGGCCGTGGCCGCGATGGTGGCGATGGTCGCTGCCGTCATGGCGCTCCTGGGCAAGGTCAAGAAGTTCGCCGGGGGCGGCCTGGTGTCGGGCCCAGGCACCTCGACATCGGACTCCATTCCGGCGCGCCTGTCCGCCGGGGAATATGTCCTTCGGGCCGAGGCCGTGCGCCGGGTGGGTGTGGACTTCCTGCATGCCCTGAACGGCGGACTGTCTGGGCCGCGCTGGTCGGGCCCGCGCCTGGCCTTTGCCGACGGTGGCGTAGTCCCGGAGATTGCCCCGGCTCCGGCTTCCGCCCCGTCGCAAGCGGTGCGCATCGTCAACGTCATCGATCCCGGCATGGCGGCCGACTATCTGAATTCCGCCGCCGGTGAAAAAACCATTCTCAACGTGCTCTCGCGCAACGGTTCCGCCGTGCGGGAATTGCTGAGGTAAGCCATGGCTTTTACGAGTGGAACCGCCACCGACTATCTCGACCTGCTGAACCGGCTCAAAGCCTTCGTCACAGAGGACATGCTGCCGGCCAGCGAACGCTGGTCGGTCTTGCGCTGGGTGCCGGGGCCGCCGGCCGAACTGGTGCTGCGGGGGCCGGGACTCGCCGGTACCGATCAGATCAATGTCGGAATTCTCAGCGTGGCCGGCGCGGACTACGGCAACTGGAAACTGCGCGGCTTCGTCGGCTGGAATCCGGCGCAAACCTTCGACGGCCAGTACAACCCGAGCGACGCGTTTTACGCGCTCTTGATGGACTCCGCCATGCCCTACTGGATCGTGGCCAACGGCCGTCGCATCGTGATGGTCGCCAAGACCGGCACCTACTACGAGATGCTGTATCTGGGCCTGTTCCTGCCCTATGCCACGCCGGCGCAGTACCCGTACCCGCTGCTGGTCGGCGGCTCCAGCAGCGGTTCGTTGCGCTGGAGCAATGCCTCCTACTACCGCAACCACCTGCCCAAGTCGCAGGGCTACTCGGGCGCGTACTACGCGCCGACGGGTGTGTGGACCGGGGTGTCGGCGATGTGGCCGAGAAGTTGGGGCAGCAGCACCCGGGAATGCCCGGACGGCTCCTACCCGCTGTTGCCCTTCATCCTCAATGGGCTCGGGGAGATGGATGGCTGCTACGCCGTTCCCGGTTATGCGAATGCCGCGGAAAACATCATCAGCGTCGGCGGCGTCGATCATCTGGTGGTGCAGGACGTGTATCGCACCGGCTACGACGACTATTGGGCCTTGCGGCTCGCGTGAGGTCGAGCGATGGCATTTCAATCCGGCATCACCACTTCGCCGAACGATCTGCTCGACAAGATCCGGCTCTTTGCCACCGGGGTCTGCGGCTATACGCAGCTGATGTATCAGCCGGATGAGGGCTACTACCGTTTGCACCTGCAGCACGTCGCGACCGGACAGCACGTCCATCTGCATTCCTACGCGAGCTACATCAACTATTACGGCTCGACGAGTTGGAATAGCGGCGCGGCGTGGGACGCGCAGACCGTCGCTTCGGGTTCGCTCTCCCTGACCCAGTTGTCGGGCAGCGCCGAGTACTTCCTCTTCGGCGGCGACGGCTGGTGTTACTGCGTCGTGCAAACGGACAGCACCTCCTACGAGCCGATCATCTTCGGCGCGATCACCAAGACGTGCACCTTCACCGGCGGTGCATTCCTCTCGGACACCTACACCACCTACGTGCGGGCCGACATCGACGGCAACACCAACAAGTGGAAGTCCGGCTACTACGGTACGGATGCGGTGCGGGCCTTCAACAATGCAACCACGCGCCAACTCGACAGCTATTCGCCCATCGCTTTCAACGGGGTGACGCCGCTCTATCCCTGCACGGTCGAAGTCGGTCGCCCGACGCCTAGCAACTTCTACTCGATGATGGGTTACGCACCCGGTGTGCGCCTGCTGCGGATGAACGGGCAGTACGTCAACAAGGACATCATCACGCTGGGCGGCAACGACTGGATGGTTTTCAGCATGAACTACGGCGGCTACGACTACGGCGGCTACGACTACGGCGGCTACGCCTTCCTGAAATGACCACCTATTCTGGAGCCATCCTGCCCTCCGGACTGCCGGCCGATCCCGCCTATGGCGCGGCGTACAAGTTCCTGCCAGCGCCCCTGACGCTGCCGTACCCGGGTGCCATGGCCGACAATCCGCCGCACGCGGGCCTGCTGACCGACAACCTGCCGATCAGCGAGATCGTGCAGACATTCACGGGCAATCGTCATCGGGCATTCGAGCAAGACTGGTATCACCACGTTCATCTGCTGCCGGCCAGGATCGCCTTGGGCAACCTGCTGTCGACACAAGTCAGGCAGGTCGAGGTGTGGAACGCCCACTTCGCCCCCAAGGACTTGTCGGCGGTGGTCGGCCAGAACGACGGCGGCGTCACGCTGGCTGCTCCGGCCAACCCGCCCACGACCTACGGGATGCTGGAGTCGCGCCTGCACAACGTCTCGGTGAGCCTCGACGGGCCGCCGGTGATCGAGGCGAGTTTCACCTTCCAGTTTCCCGACGAGGCGCCGACCCTGTCGATCTCGGGCCGGCGCGTCGTGGTGTTCGGCTTGAAACCCAACTGGGCCGACGGCTGGTTGGAGCGCCTGATGTGGGCGACCGACGTGTTGACCGCCCGCGACGGCACCGAGCAGCGCATCAGTCTGCGCGCCCAGCCGCGCCGCTCGCTCGAATTCTCGATCCTAGTCGGGCGCGACGAGGCAGCCTTGCTGGATGTGCTGCTGTCGTCCTGGCAGTCGCGCGTCTATGCCTTGCCCATCTGGCCCGACAAGGGAATCCTGGCAGCCACGGTCATGGCCGGCAGTACGGTGATTCCGATCTCGACCACAAACCTCGAATACGAGGCCGACGGCCTGTTGGTGATCGGATCGGACAGCCGCAACACCGAGGCGGCCGAAGTGCTCTCGGTGGCGGCCAATGCCGTGACCTTGAAGCAGCCGCTGCTGCAAAGCTGGCCAGCCGGAGCCTTCGTCGTGCCGGCGCGCACGGCGAGGCTGCGCGTGAGTCAGCCGGTGTCGCGCGTGACGGACAGCATCGCAACGGCGCGCCTCGTCTTCGACATCGCCGGCACGACGGCGATTGCGAAGCAGGAGTCGGCGACCACCTTCAATTCTTCTCCCGTCTGGCTGACGCGACCGAACCGGGTGCGCGATGTCGAGACGGATTACCGGCGACTGGCCGAGGTGCTCGATTTCGACACCGGCATCACGGCGGTGGATGACCATGCCGCGCGGCCGTTCGTGCGCCGCGCCTTCGATTACATCTTCAAAAACCGCAGTGAGATCGCCGCCTTCCGGGGCTGGCTGGCCGCGCGGGCGGGGCGGCTGACGGCGTTCTGGCATCCGACCTGGGAAGCCTCCATCGTCCCGACCAAGAAAATCCTGTCCAACCAGACGGTGATGACCGTGGCCTCGCGCGGCTATGCCATGTACTTCAACCCGCTGCCGGGACGTACCGAGGCGGCCTTCCTGCACAGGAATGGAAACTGGTATTTCCGCACCATCCAGGGGTTCGGCGCCGGCACCACCGGCGACGAGGAGGTGATGACGATCAACCAGTCCTTCGGCTTCGATGCCAATCCCGAGGATTGGGTCGCCATCTACTTCCTGGAAAAGACCCGGCTCGACGCAGACCAGATCGAACTCAACTGGCAGACCGACAGTGTCGTGGAGGCCTCGGTGCCGATGATCTCCGTGAAAACCTGACCGGACACCCTCATGAGCTACAACGCGCAGGAAACTTCAGCCGCCGCCGGCCAACCGGTGGAACTCTATCGTTTCGTCCTTGGCCAGCAGGTGTGGACGGTGACCAGTGGCCGCGAGGCGATCACCTATCAGGCCAAGATCTACCAGCCGGCGGTGATCCGGCGCTCGGCGGTGGAACAGTCGCCCGAATTCGCCCGCAACGGCATCGAACTCGAATGCGCGCGGGATTTCGCCGTGGCGCAACTCTTCGCGGCGGCGCGTCCCAACGGCGTGGTGTCGCTCACGGTGTTCCGCAACCACCTCGGCGACCCGGAATACATCACCTGGTGGAAGGGGCGCGTCGCCTCCGTGGTGTTCGCCGGCAGCACCGCCAGGATTCGCTGCGAGTCGATCTTCACGGCGCTGAAACGGCCGGGCCTGCGCGCCTACTACCAGACCGGCTGCCGACATGCGCTGTTCGATCCGGGATGCGGAGTGAACAACCAGGCCTACAGGCTCACCGGCACGGTGGAGTCATTCTCCGGGCTGAACGTGACCTCCAGCACCTTCCTGTCGCAGGCATCCGGCTGGCTGACCGGCGGCTACCTGCGCGTGGCCGGGGTGCCACGGATGATCACCAATCACTCGGGCGACACCATCACGCTCTCAGCCGTGCTGCCGGGGCTCGCTGTGGGCGTGGCGTTCGAGGCCTTCGCCGGCTGTGACCGGACGTTCGCCACCTGCCATTCCAAGTTCGGCAACAGTCTCAACTTCGGCGGGTTTCCCTGGATTCCCGCCAAGAACCCCTTCGCCGGGGACGCCATCGTCTGAGGGGCAACACCATGTGGGTACAGATCGCGATCTGGGTCATCACCACGGTCATCGGCATGCTGCTTGCGCCGAAGCCGCCAAAACCGGCAGCCCCCACGCCGGGGAATCTCGATGTGCCGGTGGCGGAATCCGGCAAGCCCATCCCGGTGCTGTTCGGCACCCGGGTCATCCGTCAGGCCAACGTGGTCTGGTACGGCGACGTCAAGACCACCGAGATTCGCCAATCGTCCGGCAGAGGAGGCAAGAAATGATTGTGACGCACGATGATGCCAAGGCCTTCGGCTATTGCAACGCCGGCCTGCGCAAGTGGTTCCCGCGCGACGGCGTGACCTTCGACGACTTCAGGAAGCACGGCGTGACGGTCGAGTGGCTGCGCGCGACGGGCGATGCAATGGCCGTCCGGCTGGCCGATGAGGTTGAACGGCTGCGTCAGTCGCAGGAGGCGGCATAAATGGGCGGCGGCGGAAAAGGCGGCGGATCGTCATCCTACGTCGTCGGCCATCGGTATTACGCCGGCCTGCACCTGGCGATATGCCACGGGCCGGTGGACGCGGTGACGCGCATCATCGTCGGCGAACGCACAGCCTGGAGCGGCAACGTCACGTCCTCGCAGACCATCTACGTCAACGCTCCGGAACTGTTCGGCGGGGATTCGCGCGAGGGCGGCGTCCAGGGCTACGTCGAAATCAAGATGGGTGGTGCGGAGGAGACGGTATCAGGCTATCTGCAGCAGAAGCTCGGCAGCATCATACCTGCCTTCCGAGGGGTGGTGTCGATCATCGCCCAGCAGTGCCAGCTGTCGGCGATGAGCCCATACATCAAGCCCTGGAGCATCGAGGCGCGGCGCATCCCGGCACTGGCGGCACTGGGGAGTGGCGACATCAATGGTGACGCCAATCCCGCGCACATCATTTACGAGTGCCTGAACAACGCCACCTGGGGCTTGGGCTACGCCGCCAGCGAGATCGATACGACCAGCTTCCAGACCGCCGCGAATACCCTGGCCTCGGAGCAGTTCGGCCTGTCCTTGCTCTGGGAGCGCGAGCAGCCGCTGGAGGAGTTCATCGCCGAGGTGCTGCGCCACATCGATGGCACGCTCTACGTCCATCCGCGCACCGGCAAGTTCGTGCTCAAGTTGGCACGAGCCGACTACAACGTCGACAGCCTCATGGTGCTCGATGCCTCGAACATCCTCGAATTGGAGAGCTTCTCGCGGCCCTCCGAATCCGAACTCGTCAATCAGATCACCGTTCGTTACCGTGATCGTTCCACCGACAAGGATGCCGCGATCACGGTGCACGACCTGGCCGCGCTGGAACTGGCGGGCGGCGTGGTGTCCTCGGCCACGGTCGACTATCCCGGCATCAGCAACGGCAGTCTGGCAGCCCGGGTGGCGCTGCGCGATCTCAAGCAGCTTTCGGTGCCGCCCGCCAAGGCGACGCTGATCGCCAACCGGCAGGCGTCGAACCTCAACATCGGCGACGTGTTCAAGTTCACCTGGCCGGAACTGGGCATTGCCCAGCTGGTGATGCGTGTCGTGCGCGTGTCGTATGGCACGCTGACCGACGGCCGGGTGCGGATCGAGTGCGTCGAAGACATCTTCGGCCTGCCGTCCGCCTCCTACGTGTCCCCGACCCCGACCTCCTGGGTGTCGCCGCTGACCGCGCCGGCCCAGGTGCCGTATCGCCGGCTGGGCGAAGCGCCGTGGTGGACGGTGGTCAAACGGGTAGTCGGAGAATCGCAGACGGCCAGAGACGAACTGGATCCGCAGGGTGGGCTGCTGGTGGCCTGTGCGAGTCGCCCATCCAGCGATTCGCTCAACGTCAAGCTGCTGACGCGCCAGGGCAGCGCTGCGTTTGCCGAAGTGGATACGATGGGCTTCACGCCGAATGCGACGGTGACCCATGCCATCGACGAACAGACGACCGTGCTCGCCATCAGCAACGGCCAGGATCTGAGCGTCGTGAAACTCGACACCTACGCCTACATCGACAACGAGATCGTGGCAGTCAAGGACATCAACCTCGTTGCCGGCACGGTCACGGTGGATCGCGGGGTGCTCGACACGGTGCCCGCTCAGCACGCCGCCGGCGCGCGCATCTGGTTTGCCGAGGCCCTGGAGGCGCTGATCATGGAGCAATACCTCTCCGGCGAGTCCGTGCAGGTCAAGATGCTGCCGGCGACCGGTCTCGGACGACTGGCCGAATCAGCCGCGCCCACCGACAGCTATACCTTTGCGGGCCGAATGATCCGGCCCTATCCACCGGGGAATGTCCGGGTGAACAACATCATGTGGCCGACCGTGATCCTTGGCCAGATGACGCTCACCTGGGCGCACCGCGACCGGATGCAGCAGACGGTGTATCTGGTGACGCAGTCCGAAGGCAACATCGGCCCGGAGGCCGGCGTCACCTACACGGTGCGCTTCTACAACGAGAACAACGCCCTCCAGAAAACCCTGACGGGGCTCACCACGACCGCCTGGACTTATCTCACTGCTGACGAGGCGACCGACAGCGGACTGGGCCGCATCAACGGCAAGTTCATGGTCGAAATCGAATCTGTGCGCGACGGTTACACCAGTTGGCAGAAGCAGACCCGCAGCGTCGACCGGGCGGGCTACGGGCTGAACTATGGCAAATACTACGGAGGCATCTGATGGCAAGCACTGATCCGAATCTCGGACTCACCTACGGCTGGACGCTCGGCGAGTCGGGCTGGAATACCAGCATGGACGCCAATCTGAAGCGGCTCGGCGCGGTGGTCGGACTCTCGGTCAAGGATCGGGATCTGACCACACCGCCGGCCAGTCCGGTCGATGGCGACCGCTACCTCATCCCGGCTGCCGCAACCGGCGTGTGGGCCGGAAAGACCAACCAGATCGCCGTCCGCGTGGCGAGCAGCTGGGAGTACTACACGCCAAAAGTTGGCTGGCTTTGCTTCATCGAGGACGAGGCCGTGCTCTCGGCCTACAAGACCACCGGCTGGAGTGTCGGCATCGCCATCTGACACTGATTCACCCACCCCGAGAACCCGCCCACGAGGCGGGTTTCATATTTTTGGAGGACGAGAAATGAACACGCCCGCTTTGCACGACGGCATGGTCGTCATGCCGCGCGACGAATTCGAGGAACTGCTGGAGCGTGCCGCCGAGCGCGGTGCCCGGCACGCCCTGGCTGATGTCGGCCTCGACGGGCCTGAGGCGGCGCACGACATCCGCGAGCTGCGCGGGCTGCTCGATGCCTTCAACGAGGCCAAGAAAACCGCAGGCCTGACCATCGTAAAGATGTTGGTCACCGGTTTGGTGATGGCACTGCTGGCCGGTGCGTTCCTGAAACTCAAGCTGTTCGGAGGTGGACAATGATCGAGACTCTGCTTGGTGGCCTCCTCGGCGGGGCATTCCGTCTTGCACCTGAAATCCTCAAATGGCTCGACCGCAAGGGCGAGCGCGGCCACGAGCTGGCCATGCAGGACAAGGCGCTGGAGTTCGAGAAGCTGCGCGGGGCGCAACGGATGGCCGAGATCGGCGCCAGCGCCGACGCGGCATGGAACACCGGTGCCATCGATGCTTTGCGCGAGGCAGTGGCGGCGCAAGGGCAGCGTTCTGGCGTGCGCTGGGCCGATGCTTTGTCGGTCAGTGTGCGGCCGACAGTGACTTATCTATTCGTGCTGATGTACGTCGGTGTGAAGCTCTCGACCTTCGTGGGTTCGGTCCAGGTAGGAGCCGGGTTTGGCCCGGCGCTCCTGGCGGCATGGTCGGAGGCCGATCAGGCGTTGCTGGCCGGCATTCTGAACTACTGGTTCCTGAATCGCACGCTTGAAAAGGGGCTGCGGTGATGTGGCGGCCGAACGATACCGCACGCTCGTGGAGCCGCAAGCACCGGCCGCTTGCAGAGCGCTTCTGGGAAAAGGTCGAGGTGCGTACCCCGCACGAATGCTGGCGATGGCTCGCATCGACCAAGGAGGGAGGCTACGGCAAGATCGCCGATGACGACGGGCGCATCCAATTGGCGCATCGCATCGCCTATCGCCTGGTCTTTGGTGACCTTTCTCCCGGGCTGGTGGTGTGTCATCGCTGCGACAACCCCGGTTGCGTCAACCCGCAGCATCTCTTCGTCGGTACGCAGGCAGAGAACCTTCGGGACATGCGCATCAAACGACGGGGCAACCCGCCGCGTGGAAGCAGGCACCCCAAAGCCAGGCTCGACGAGTCCCTGGTGGCGCGTGTTCGTGCCGACGTTCGCAGTCATCGGCGCATCGCCAAAGACTACGGTATCGGCAAGTCGACCGTCGGCATGATCAAGGCTGGGGTGACATGGACACACGTGTGATTCGCGTGCCGCCTCAAGCGATCGAGCTTGCGAAACGCTTCGAAGGCTTTCACCGCGTTCCAAAGCACGATCCCAACCGGGCCTATCCGTACATCTGTCCGGCCGGCTATCCGACGATCGGATACGGGCATCTGTGCGATCCGAAGCACCCGCCGATCACGGAAGGCGAGGCCGAGGCCTACCTCGCCCAGGATCTGAAGGTGGCGCTCGCCGCCACGTTGCGCTACTGCCCGGTGTTGGCCACGGAGCCGGAGGGGAGGCTGATCGCGATAACCGACTTCGCCTTCAACTTGGGAGCGGGCCGTCTGCAAACGTCGACCCTACGCCGTCGGGTCAACCAGCGGGATTGGTCAGCCGCCGCCGCTGAACTTCGCCGGTGGGTGCACGGCGGTGGGAGGGTATTGCCAGGACTTGTTGCTCGACGGGAAGCCGAGGCGCGTCTTCTCGTGCACGGGTAACAAATCCGGGAGCATGGCCGTGTATGCGCTACGTGCATTGACGTGATAGATTATGCTCTTAACGCATCAACGGCTAAGGCAATGGCGATCACCAGCGTTGGAGAACTGGTCAGAGCTGCTCGCAACGGGCGCAGCCAGAAGGAGTTCGCTGCCTTCCTGGGCGTGAAACAGTCCTCCGTGAGCCGCTACGAGAGCGGGAAGGCAAGCCCGCCGATCCGAGTGATCGAGCAGTGCATGCAGCTGGTGCATGCGGCAAAGGCGGAAGACGCCCCCACCGCCGACCAACTGGCAGAACGCATCCGCGCCGCCCTGGCGGACCCCGGCCTGCGGCAGGCGCGCTTGGCGCTATCTCGGTTGGTGGATGCCTTTGTGTCCGAACACGCGCAGACTCGCGTCACGCGTGCTGCGCCTCAATGATCACTGGAGGCTGACGTGGCGACTCAATCGACCATCGAGTGGACTGAGCAGACGTGGAACCCGACCACCGGTTGCACCAAGGTTTCACCGGGGTGCAAGAACTGCTACGCGGAAGTGATGGCGCGCAGGCTCCACGCCATGGGCGCGCCCGGCTACGAGAACCGGTTAAAGCTCACGTTGCATGAGAGCCGGCTCGAACAGCCACTGCTGCGCAAGAAGCCGACGACGTACTTCGTCAACAGCATGAGCGATCTGTTCCACGAGGCCGTTCCGGACGCCTTCCTGGATCGTGTGTTCTCGATCATCGAGCGCACCCCTCATCACACGTACCAGCTTCCCCATAGTGTCGAGCCCTCGCTGCATTGA